GAACAAATGCAGGTTCAATTTCAAAGCCAACTTCAACGAGAAAAAGAAAAAACTGCTAATATTATAATGTCTGAAAAAGAATATAATATTATGGTTGATAAAGATGAGATGTTTAAGGCTAATGTTATTAATGCTGTTGAGTTTTATGCTCCAAGAATTAGACAAACATGTATAGTTGGTGATGCATTGTTATACGAAACAGTATTGCCTGAAAAGGTTACGGAATATCCAATAGTTCCAATTAATTTTAAATGGACTGGTACTCCTTTTCCAATGAGTGCAATATCTCCATTGATTGGTAAACAGCAAGAAATTAATAAAGCTCATCAATTATTAGTGCATAATGCATCTTTAGGTAGTAGTTTGAGATGGATGTTTGAAGAAGGTTCAGTTGACACGGATTATTGGGAGAAGTATTCTAGCTCTCCAGGAGCTCTATTGCCAATTAGACCTGGATCAGCACCTCCAACACCTGTGCAACCTGCTCCATTAAATAGTGCTTTCTTTCAAATTGTACAGGAAGCTAAGGGAGATATGGAGTATTTAGCAGGTATTTACTCGTCTATGATGGGAGATCAAGGAGGACAGCATGAAACCTATAGAGGTATGTTGGCAATAGATGAGTATGGAACAAGAAGAATTAAACAATGGTTAAAAAATGCCATAGAACCTGCATTAAAACAAGTAGGTATTGTAGTGATGCAATATGCTCAATCTATCTATAGTGCTCATAAAGTCTTTAGGATAGTTCAGCCAAGCGCTCTTCAAGAAGAACGTAAGGTAGAGATGAATATACCTTTATATAATGATAGAGGCGAGTCTATAGGTAAAGCATTAGACTTGCAAGCAGCTAAATTTGACATTAGAGTTATTGCCGGTTCTACTATGCCTATCAATAGATGGGCTTATTTAGATGAGCTGAAATCATTAATGCAATTAGGTGTTATTGACGATATCGCTTTATTGGCTGAAACAGACCTTAAGAATAAAGAAGAAATTGCTAAACGTAAGTCATTATATCAACAGCTTCAAGGACAAATTAATGGAGCTCAAGCGACAATCAAAGATCAGGCAGGTACAATTGAAACTCTTGAAAGACAAGTTGTTCAAGCAGGTATTAAGATGAAAGTTATGGCTGGTCAAATGGAGGTCTTTAAGAAGAAAGAAGAAGCTAAAGGTAAAATTGAGAGAGAAGTGACTCAAATGCAAGATGCTAGTAAAGCTGAAAAGCAAAGAATAGCAGCTTCTACTAATCAAATGCTTGCTAAACTTAATGACGATACTAATAGAGCAGGTAGAAATTTAGGCAAATCTGTAGCTGATGCTAATAAGCGATTACAAGAAGCATCTCAAAAAGAACAGAAAACAGTTGCAGAAGAGAGTAATAATGAGTAAATTAATACCATTTAATTTTAATAAATAGGAGAGAAACATGGAACAAACAAAAGGTAACCCTAAAGATGAACCTAAGAATGCGCCTGATAACAAGGGACAAGGTTCTAATTTAGGCTCCTCAGAAGCGTTCTTTAGTCAGTTGGAATCAGAGGTTAATGGATCTATTGACGACAGCTTATTAGATGCTGTGGATGATAGTGTAATTAATGCTTATGATTCAAACCCTCAGAATGAAACGAGGAATGAACCCCCTGTTCAACAGCCGGACCCCGCCAGGGCAACTCCGCCTGATATGAAGGGCACTAGTAACTCGATTGATTGGGAAAAAAGATACAAAGATTCAAGTAAAGAAGCTTTAAGACTTAGTTCAAAAGTTAAAGAGTTTAATCAATTTGAACCTTTGTTGAATGTAATGCGCAAAGATAAAGGTTTGGTGACGCATATCAAGGATTATCTTGAAGCTGGAGGAGCACCCGAAAAGTCACTTAAAGAAGAGCTTAAGTTGCCCGAAGATTTTATTTATGACCCGAATGAGGCTGTAAATGATAAAGATTCAGATTCGGCTAAAGTATTTAATGCTCAAGTGAATAAAGCGGTCGAATCAAAAGTAGGTGAAATAACTGGAGAACAAAAGCGACTTGCTCAAATGCAACAAGCTAAGTTAAAAGCTATGGAGCTTGCTAAACAGTTTCAAGTTAAGCATAAAATTCCTGGAGCTGAAATGAAGGAGCTTTTACAAGAAGCTGCTAAAAAGAAGCTGAGTTTAGATGACACTTATTATTTACGTAATAGGGAGAATGCAGGAAGAAATATGGCGACTAATGTCAGGAAAGATGTTATGAACCAGATGCAAAATGCTAGAAATATTCCTCAAAGTGCAAGCCATTCGAATAGTGCGCGTGTCGAAAAGGACCCTGTAGATGATTTATTTGATACATTAAAGGGTTCTGACGAAGCAGATAATCTGTTCGGGTAGCTATAATCAATAGATTAGACACTCCCCGAATGCAACTCTAAAATAGGAGGACATTCAAAATGTCTGATTTATTCAAAACTGGTGATCTGTCGCCAGGTTCGAGTACCGGGATAACGTCCCCAGGTATACCATCTAATGGTGCTGGGAATCCTGATACTGGTGATCTGAGACGGAAATACAATTTCGGTGATAGAGTTTCTGAATTGTCAATCGCTCAAGATCCTTTCTTTCGTTTTTTAAGCAAAGTTTCTAAGAAGCCGACTGACGATCCGAACTTTAAGTTCACTGAAAAAAGAGCATCCTTCCATAAAAGGTATGCTTACGTTACTGCTCACCACACAAGTAGTGCTGTGAGTACAACAACTTCAACATTAACACATGGTAACCATGATCCAGGCGATGTATATTACTTTAAAATGGAAGCTGACTACAAAAATAGTGGCAATATAGTTTCTGTTTACGGTAATACAAGCAATCAAATTAATGTTGGTGCTAGTGGTACAAGGCCTAATTTCTTTATGGCTGGCCAGCTAGTTAAAATATGTACAAGAGCTTCTGCTCCTACTGTATCTGCATACGATTCTAACGATTTTATAATTGTTAAAGTTTTAGAAGTTACAGATTCAGGTAGCGATGCTGTTATTTTGAAAACTAAGGGTGTAAGAAAGATGGCAACTAACACTAATATCCATCTTTGCTCATTTCAAGCAGCATCAACTTCTATGAATGGTTTAGCAGCAAGTTCTTTAGATGATCAATCTCAAGCAGCTTTAGAGCCTAAAAAATGTTATGTTGTAGGTACTGCTTTTGAAGAAGGTTCTGGTTATCCAGAAACTTGGAAAGATCAACCATACTCAACAAGTTATGGACAAACTCAAATATGGAAAACTGCTATGGCAATGACTAATACTGCCAGAGCAACTGCTCTTCGTTATGACAAGAATGAGTGGGCTCGAGTTTGGAAAGAAAAACTTATTGAGCATAAATGGGATATGGAGCAATCATTATTGTTCGGTACCCAACAATCAATAGATGGTATTCATTATACCCAAGGCGCTGTTGACTGGATGTTAGCAAAAGCAAATATATTTAGTGGTTTTAATATCGCTTCATATACTGCTGATGACTTCCTAGATGACATGTCTGCTTATATGGATCCACGTTATCAAGCAGCACCAGCTACTGTATTCTTCTGTAGCACAGCTGTATATAACTGGTTGCATAAATTAGGTGGCTATTTCAAAAACAATCTTGAAATATCAACTAATTACAGAGCTGATATGGCTATAACAGGCAAAAAGAAAGTATTCGGTGTAGATATCACTACAATCACTACTCCTTATGGAGATATGAATGTAGCCCGTAATATTCACTTAGATGGAACAGATATTAGCATTTTAGCTGTTAATATGAAAAACTGCTCATATCGTCCATTAGTGGGTAATGGTCTCAACAGAGATACTTCAGTGTACGTTGGTGTTCAAACTCTTGAAAATAGCGGTATTGATAGACGTGTGGACTTAATCTTAACAGAAGCAGGAATGGAATGGCAAATGCCTGAAGCTCATGCTATCTGGAAATCTTAGGAGGTTAGCAATATGTCTTTTAATCCATTATACGGACAAAATAAGTCTGATGGCATTTTGGAAGCGTTAGCTACGGCTGCTGCTGCTTCTGGTAAAGGTGCAACGTCTTTTAGAGTGCAAACGTTTCAAGGTTCAATTGATGCGTCTAGCACTACTGATTTGGATTTTACTCCAGATCAAGACGATGTAACTATTCTAGGTGGTTATGTAAGAGTTGAAGGTATTAGTGGTAGTGGAGATTTCGATATAGATCTTACTGCTGCTCATTCATTGCTTGATACTATTGTTAAAGACGGTACATATGCATTAGGGACTCAATATATAGCTTCAGGTGAAGTTGTTAGAATTGACCCTCAAACTGCAAGTGATACTGAAACTAACTGGACTATAGTTCTCATTACATGCAAACTAGTAACAAGTTAGGAGGGTAGTTAGATGGCTAAATACTGGGTAGCTAACAATCCTAATAGTGAGATCAATGATGCTAAAGCACAGAAGATAGCTGAATTATCAGCAACTACTGTTAGCGTAGCAGAGTTAAACATGTTAGATGCTAGTAATACAGAACCATCTGATGGCCCTATGTCTTTAAGTAGATGGGCTAAAGCAGAGTATGACTTTGCTGTAGATGGTGGTGCTATAAGCGCAATTAATCTTGGTGTAGCTATACCTGATAATGCTATCATTGTTGGTGGCTTTATTGAAGTAGTTACAACATGCCAAACTGCAAGCACTGATTCTGGCACAATGGCAATATCTGTAGAAGGTGCAAACGATATAGTTACTGCAACTGCTGTTTCAGCAGGTGGTAATATATGGGATGCCGGTATACATGATATTATTCCCGATTCTACTGGAAGCACTGCTGTTAAAACTACTCAAGCAAGAAACGTAACTGCTACTATAGCAGGACAAGTTTTTACTGCTGGTAAGTTTAACGTATGGCTAGAGTATGTAATTGGCGAATAGTGATTGTTAGTCAATAAATAAGGTGAAGCTGTCACCTGGATGATTTCTCTCCCCGCGTGGCAGCTGATCCTTTAACTTAAAAGGAAATAAAATGGCAGATTTTAAAATTAATGTACAAGTTATATTCGATCATAACGGTGCAAAATTCGAAAGAAGCGAAAGCTTTACAGATACACAGACTGGTAATGCATATGCCGCTGGCATTGCAGATGTTGATACTGGAGGTGATACTGCAGTAGCTGATGCTGATGTAGGTACATATGGTTGGGTTTATGTTAAGAATTTAACGACAAGCGGTTCTACTTATATTGATATAGGACATTCAGCTGAGGGTTTTGCTGCAGATGATGCAATATGTAGATTGTATCCTGGTGAAGCATCTATATTTAAAACAGCTGGATTAACTGCGTTATATGCAGACTCTTCAGTAGGTACTCAGCAATTAGAATACGCAATATTCCAACTGTAAGGAGCTAGATGGCTGATTTAACATTACAGGCCCATGTGGAGTCTAAGTTAGGGCATGCATCGATTGATGGTATTGCTGTTAGCACTGCGGATATTACTCAATATGCTATAGACGGATGCAAGGAAATTGTTCGCATATTAAAAATGCAGAATAACGATGACCTTATGAACTTTATGAATAAGATAGGTATAGGTGAGACATT